ATTATCATCCATCTGTTGGATATTTTTGTCCAAGAATATTAGCACCATCTCCATTACATTTAGTTGATGTATCTTCAAGATACAATCCTATACATGTAAATATTATGCAACAACCAATTGGTTTTATAATACATAAGCGAAGACATGCTGATAGACAATATAATTCACATATTAGAGAATTAGTCCCTAAAAGAATGGAACCTAATGAATCAGGTGTTACTTATATTGATGCTTGTAAAAAATGTAGAGAGATTGGACATACGTCAATAAACTGTCCTTTACAACATAACCAATCTAGAGAGAAAGAAATTAGAATTCAATTTAGATAATTATATTTTTTTATTATATAATAATGACTATAAATATATTATACATTATTTTGCTTATTGTTGGTATAAGTATTATAATATTATTATTAAAAAATAGTAAAGAACATTATGATCCAGAATTTCCGATCTATAAAATACCAAGTGATAGATTTGTATATAAACATAATAATAAAAATAAATATATTTATATTGCACCGATTGATAATGGAGATACTGAATATGAATTGACCTATTTAGGAAAATAATATGGATGTATATATTTATTCACAACTTCATTTGTAATTTTATAAATCGGTTTTCCAATTGCCAATACATTCCAACTATTCGCATATTTAAAAAGTTTAAACAGTATTATTTTGTTATATTTATGCATTGATTTTAACTTATCAATACGATATTTACACATGATTTTATTATTACCAATAATTGTTGTAGATAATGCATTTAACTTTTCTAAATTAAATAATTTTGACTCTATTTTAGCAACTAGTAACATAACATTGTTATTATCTGGAATCTTTTTAAATTGTAAAATTAATTTATTATCTTTATTACCTTTATAATACATTAATTCTTCTAATTTAATTTTTGTATCAAATATTGATGATTCCCAATATAAATTTATTTTAATTATATTCGGTTTTTTAATAGAAATTATATCCCCTGTTTTTATATTTATTAATTCATTATTATATATTATTTTATTTTTTAACAATGGATTTATAACATTACACAATTTTGTTGTAATTATTTTTTGATAGTTCATTTTTTCATTATAAGCAAATTTATAATTTATTTTCTGTATTATCCACTTATTACACGTATTCCGACAAAAATTACAAACAATATTACAAATATTATTATTATAATATGGTAAATTAAATGTTGATATAACATTTTTAGTATTATATTTATTTATTTTTATTGTAATATCATCATTAATTATTGCATTTGTATTAATCACTAATATGGTTATTATTTTAACATTATGATCTACTTTTGTCATATTTATATTTATTTTATTATTACTTACTTTTACAATACCACCATCATTTGTTGTTTCTTTTTTATTATTAACACTATCCAAAAGTTCACCATAATAACTTAAATATAATACTACTAAACTAAAATTATTTATATTATTTATATTTAATACTAATCTATCATTATAAATCGATTTAATATTTTTGATCATGATCCAATTGATTTTTAATAAATATTTTAATTATATTTAATTAAAATATCAATTTTTTTATAATGAATACTTAATTTATATTTTTTTCCAATAAATAAATTATAATATTGTAAGTAATAAAATGTTTAGCAAATATTTTTAAATAATAATGTAACCATTCAATATTTGTTTCAAAATTATATGCTTTCATTATTGTTGCAATAATAATTACTATTAATGGTGATATTATACTAATATACAATAATCGTTTTCTTAATGATAAATTATATTTATCAGCTAAATAAACTGATAACATATTCATTACTCCAATGTAAAGTGGTGCTATTATCGTATAGTTTACATATGATAATTGCTTCATTTTATTATTAATTGCATAATAAGCTATAAAGAAGCCAATAAATGCTGGCATAGATGATCCTATAATAAACGCCTTAAGATATTTTGATAATATCATCTAATTTACCTATATTATTATAATACATATTAACTTAACATAATTATTGCCATTTTATTTTATATAAAACTAAATTATATTTTTTTGCTCTGAATTTTCTTTTTCTAAATTCTTTTTTAATATAACGCCTTTCAGTTAATGAATATTTACTACAATCAAAAAATAAAAAAGAACAGCCATTTTTAACTGAAGATTGTTTATCATTAATAAATTTATCTACAATTGTTATTGCAAAATTTTTCATATATTTTTTATGATTCTTGTTTAATAACTTAAAATATTTTGCAGTTTTTATATTATCATTCTTATTCATGTCTAATTCTAATAAATCAACAATTGCCCAATTGATTGGACATTCATCTATAAATTCTATATTCATTGGTTTTCTACATAATGGACATTTTTTATAATATTTACAATAATTTGTTATATATTCCTCTAAAGCATTACTATCAAAAGTATGTCCACAAGACGGTATTATTACTGGTTTTTTATAAGTATCATTTGTTATTGGACAACATAAACTATTTAATTTATTCATTTATAATTATAATTATAAAAAATATTTAATGATGACAACATTCACATAAAATAAATACATCATCTCTACAATCTTTAATATTTGTATTTCTTTTTATAATATCAGCTAATGTAGTCTTATTAATATAATCTATTTGATTACAAGTTAATCTATTCTCATACCAAAATCTATCTCCATCTCGAATTTTTTCAAATTGTTCTTTAATTATTTTATGAAATAATGGGCCAATAATTGAACAAGAAGAAGATTCTTCTAATAGACCACCAACAAATAAATCAATATTATCTACCGAACCATACAGATTATTTAATTTATTTTGTAAATTTTCATCATTTGTTAATTCTGAAAAATAACTTATTTTTTGGAATCCTAATTTTTCTCTTATTACATTATAATCTGCTAATCCATGATCCCTACCCCTTTGTATATTTAATGCAGCCAAATCAAATCCACCTTCTCCTGGTTTCCCAAACAAAAAGTTTCTTAAATCATTTACTAATTTACCATCTAATTTTTCTGCATATGTACATATCATATCTTTTAATATCGGATCTATACCACTATAATTACACAATAAATACGATGCAAAAAATCCATCTTTTAATTTTTTATCATAAGAATTAAATATATTTGATGCTACCATTGAATGTCCAAATCTATATGCTGCTGTTGAAAACATATTTGCAACCTGAGGATTGATATTTTCATTAAAACCATTATAATGTTTTAATACATGATTACCTAATAGTATTGGTAAAAATTCATTATAGGTTATACTCTGAATTTCTGCTTCAACCATTATTTTTGCCCTTTGATATATTTGTTCATCACATAAGTGTTTACATACAGCAGATATTTTTTTTGCCCAATGATTATGTTCTCTTACAAATAATGTATGTATGGATGCTAAACCTAAATGTTCATTTGCACGAATATCCCCACCAACAAAAAGTGCACCTCCAGCATGTCCAGCATTTTTCATGGTCAAATCATTAAATGGCATCAATTTACCATCAACTAATTTTAATCGTCCACCACAAAATTCTCTTACATATTTATTTCTATATTTTGTACTACCATATACAGCTGATGCATCTAATAATGGTGTTAGACTATTAATTTGTTCTCTTGGTTTAGTATCTTTTCCTGTATTTTCATCAAATACAGATCTCTTAAAATCAATTATTTGATTACCAGTTGATGTTGGATCAAAATATGGATCTCCAATTGGTACTGCAATTGGAAAATCTTCTGTATTAGTTTCAACTAATGTTATCATATGATCTACAAATTGTCCCCATAACCAAAATATATTTGTAATACAATCTGGATTAGGAATTGATTCATCTTGCCTAAATATTTCATTACTTATTTCTCTTGCACTTGCTCTATTATCTCCAGTAGGTTCATTTAATCCATCATTATAAGTTGAATTGACTAATCTTACTAATTGTTGTTTTGATTTTCCATAAGATGGATTTTTTTTATTGTTATTTGAACCATCTAATTCTCTAAATTCATAATCACATTCTACTAATTCTTTTATTATTAGAGATTCTAAGTTATTGATTTTATGACTATTCTTATGTTTATTTCTATAACACATTACTATATATTAATTAACTAGATATTATATTTAAAACCAATTTAATCTTTTTATTAAATTATCATTTTTAATTATATTATTAATTACCATAACTCTATTATTTTGTGTTAATATTGTAAATGTATTTATAAAATGTTCTAATGATTCAAATAACTTACCGTAAATTACATATAATCTTTTCTTATATAAATTATTACGTTCTACTAACAAATATATATAATCAAATATTAAATTAACACTAGTTGGTATTTTTAATATATTTTCTGTTGAAACTACTAATAATTTATCAATGTTTAATAATTTATTCATTAAATCATTATGCCAAAAATTACTATCAGATCTTGCTATTTCTACTACTATGTAATTAGCATCAATAATATATTCATCAATTAAATCATAATCACTTATATGTACTAAATTAGCTGATGGATATTTATCCTTAAAATAATAATATGTATCTTCTTTTGATGAAATAAAAAGTCCATTTGATTTTTTATTTGATTTATTTATTATTTCTTCTATTAAAATTATTTTCTTTCTTTGTTCTCTTCCAGTTATTATTATCTTATTCGGATATTTCAACTTTTTATCATCTAATTTATAAATAGGAATATTTCTGTTATTTTTATTACTAATTAATCTAACATTATTATCATAAAGTAAATGTGTATTATCAATACTATTTATTTTATTAATTTTATCAATATAAATGTCCAATATATTAATATTTTTTGTAATTGTCATTCTATATATATATTAAATATTATTTGAGACTATTATTAATTACAATCACACTATAATATATAACAATTTTTATTTAAAAATAAAAATTACCACCTTCACAAACTATATTACCATCTGGTCCATATATATAATTATTCTTTATACTTATTATTTTTCTTGTATATATTTTAGATTTATTCATTTCTTTTTTAATATTTACTAATTTTCCATTTCTATTTAATTTATCTAATCCATTATTTATTTTTTTTTTATTTGGTTTATATGTTGATTTATTTATTGATTTATTTATTGATTTATATGTGGGATATTCTAAAATACCTAATTCCAAATTACAATAATATTCACATTCAGGATGATTATTCCAATATTCTTTCTGAGAATGACATCTATTATACATAGAACCATTTACACAAACAAAAGGATTATTTTTATTACATGTATTTACTTTAATCCAAGGTGGACACTTTCCAATATATTTTCTATGATATTTACTCATTGATGGATGCATTACTATATAAATAAATTAGAAATTAGCAACAGTATGTCTCTGTACTTTGTTATGACAATTTTGTCTATTATTAATATAACTATATGATTTAGATTTACATATATTATTATCTTTATTATTATATATATTTTTTGATAAATTGTATAATGTATTATCATCATAAATTTCACAATTATGTAAATAAGATTTTATATCATAATTTTCTTCTATTTTTTTAATAAATGGTTTTCTACATAAAATATCATCCAGTATTTCTATTATACAGTTGATTACTTTATATTTAATAC